ATACTTGTAGAATGTATAATAATCTTTAATTACAGGTACAGCAATATCTTTGTAGAATTGTCTTTCATTACCAAACTGTTTAAAGTGTTCATATCTTGACTGTCCAACTTTTTTAAAGAAGTCATATTGACTATTAGTTACACTTCCATCTGTCCATTTAACACCTTTAAAAAACTCATATTGATTATTAGCTGTTGGTTCTTCAAATCCTGTCACACCTAAACTAATCAACCATTGTGAAATATCTATCATTTTTATTTATTTTTTAGTTTAAAATTATGTGACCTTCACCTAAAGTATCATCTTTAGCTCTACCTTCACCTGTATATATACCACCAAAGAAATTAGCTCTTTTAGTAGGTTTTAGCTTATCATAACCACTATTTGTTAGATACTCAGGGAACTTATTAGGGTACTGTTTAAGATAACCTTTAAGCCTTTCAGAATAGAAATCAGCCATATCTCTAGCTACACTTCTAAGATACTTTAAATCTCCTAAATCTACTTCAGAGCTAAATTCAGAATTACCTTGAACTATAGATTTATTAGTCATCTTGAAATTAATAAAAGGTAAAACTTCATAAAAAGTCCACTCAGTTAAACAAGGAATAATATACTTATCTAAAAGCTCTTTATAATCTCCACTTATTGTACTGTTTTCTACTTCAGTTAATATCTTATTATATAAATCAGTACCTAACATATCTTGTATGTGAGTATCTTGTGATTTTTTAATGTAAGGAATTATAATGTTATCCTCTACATTTTGCTGTATAGGTGTAAATCTTTTAATCCTATCAGTTCCTACTAATAATATATTTGACATATCTTAACTATTTTCTATGTTACTAAAATCAATAGAATATTTACCTAATTCTAGCTTTTCTGTTACATCAGAATATCTTGCTAATTTATTAAAAGCTTTTTCTATTGTTTTTTGCTTATTATCTATATAAGTAGATTGAAATATAGCTAAGGCTTCAAGTATTTCATTTCTACCACCTAATTGACCTTCAGTTCTTACACCAAATAACATAGGTGAAGTTACACTGTGACCTATTAATATCTCAGTAAGCATTTCACTATGTAAAAGCATAAATCTTTCATCACTAGAATTTAATTCAATAGGTGTTAAATCAGGTTTTTGGTCTTGACCTTCACTATAAGTTAAAATGAATTTACCAGCATTATTACTACCTGTATATTTTCTATTAAAAGCCTTATAAGCTAAATCCATTTCTTCTTCAGTAGGAATACCTGTTGCAAAGTTTAAAATAAATCCAGCACTAAAACCATTTCTAACACTAGATAAATGAAAGGTAGATATTTCCCAATCTAATTCTATCCAATTTAGTGTACTAGAGTAGTAAGGTAAAGGGTAATAATCTACTCCATTACTTTCTTCTACATAATAGAATACTTGAGTAGGTTCTTTATCTGAAGTCATAGGGTTAAATCTAGGATAACTTACAGGCTTATTAACTTTCTTTCTAATATTTGTCCAATCTTTAGAAACTAATATAGATTTTTCATCTGAACTTAATCTACATTTATGGTAAGGAAGCCAATCAATAGCTGCTATTTTAGTTCCTGAACTATTCCATCTAATAAACATAGCAAAACCATTATGAATTTCATAGTCATAATTTACTCTTTTAGCTACATATTCTAAATCATCTTTACCATACCTATTTTCTATAAAACTTATAGCACTAGCACTTTCTACTTTTTTAAATCCACTACCTGTAGTCATATCTACCTTCTTAGATATAATTGCTTTATGTTTATTACTTTTATTGTGAAATACATCTAGCAAATATTGAGGATAAGCATTATCAGTACCATACTCAATATAATCTCCATTCTTAGCTTCTTTAAAAGTAGGTTTAGAGTCTATACTATTAAGATTAAGTATTCTAAACTTTACATTGTTATTATTTTCCATATAACTATTATCTTTAATTTGCATAAAATACAAAATTACTGTTATTATTTAATTCATAAGAACTATCACCACTATCAATAACTCTTAATAACCCTTTACTTAAAATAGATACAGCATTAGTTTTGTCTATACTACCTGTAATAACTTCGTATATTACATAGTCATAATCTCCCAAATCTAAACCTAAATTAGATATAGTAAACTTTTGAAATACAGGTGTATTAGAAATATCATTAATAACTACATTAGTAACTTCACCTGTAGCTTTAGAAGTTATTTCTAATAGATACCCTGTATATTCTTCAGTAAGAGTTAATCTAAGGTATAATGTTTTTGTATTTATATTTTTATCAATTAAAATCATCTTTTTATCTATTTAGTATTAAGTATATATTTTTATCATATTGTAAATAAAAAAAAAGCTACCTAAATCTAATTAGATAGCTCTCTTAATAACTTATATAACACAATAAAACTAAGCAATTACAAAACCTATAGTTTCTAGCTCTTGAGGGCTTGTAGCTGTAAGTCTATAAGCTGGTTCTCTTTCTTTACCTTGTAAAGTCAAAGTAACACCATTCATATCACCAAAAGCTTTACCACTTTGCATATCAGCACTTACTGCATACACACCATTTTCTTTTCCCATTAACCAATAGTTACCATTTTGGTCTTCAACTATAAGAGACAATCTACCTTGAGCTAACAACACTAATCTATTTCTTAATGTAGTATCTTGTTTATGAAACATCAAAGTTAATTGTTGGTCATAAAAAACACTACCATTTTCCAAAGAAAAGTTACCTGTTTGAGCAAAACTAGCTGCTTCAGTAAATTGGTCATATTTATAGTGAACAGGAATAGGTGTAGTTGCTGTTGCATAGTTACCTATTTCACCTACAATAATAGAGTAAGAAGCTACTGGGTCAAAGGTTGCTATATAAACCCCCTTTACACCCCCTATACTATCTCTACAACCTAAGGTGTATCCATTTTCTATTAAACAACTCATATATATTCTTTTTTTAAAGTTTACAAAAAATAATAGGCTACTACACAAAGTAGCATAGTAACCTATTTTACCATAAATACTGTACTAAGAACCTGTGTACCAAACAACATTCTCAATGAAAGCAGCTTGAACTCCTAACTTGAATTTAGCTAAGAAACGTACTTCATCATTATCTTGAGAATAAAAGATACGGAAATCTTCTGCATCTTCTAGTAAATCTGTACCTACAACTAAGTTAGAAGCTGGTGTAACTAAAAACTTGTTAGTTCCTGCCAAACCTTTTGTAGCAATAACTTTTACATTTGTTCCTGGATGAATTTGCATAAAATCTCCACCTTGACCTTCAGCACCTGAGTAGTGGAATAAGTTTGCATCTCTTACAGCTTTTGCATAAGTTCTATAATCAGCATAAGACATCATTACAGCAATATCATCTAAATCTAATACATTATCAGGTAATTTTGCAATAGCTTCATCTACCTTATCAATAATATCATCTTTAAAAGTTGCAACAGTGTAAGTTCCTACTCTTGTTAAATCACCTGCTGTTTGTGCATCATCAAAAAGTTTAACAAAGCCATTAGCAAAAGCCAAATTACCTGTACCTGTTACCTTATTTCCTTTCCAAATTAAATCCTCAATAACTGCCTTAATTGCATCTCTTTTATTTTCAGCAAAAATCTGCTCAAAAGGAATATCTTCATTATAAGAACCTGGGTTCATCATAACTGAAGTGTAATATTCCTCTAAATCATTTAAGCAAATTGCCTCATTAACTTTGATAGCATCTACTGCAATAGTTCTTTGGTCTAAAGTAGTAGTTCCACTTGCACTCCAACCACAAGCTCCTGCCTGTAATGCTAGAGCTGAACTTAATCTATTTACTGTTGCTGAATGTTTAACACCACCTTGAACTGTCACCATATCTACAGTGCGACCTGTTAGGATAGCTTCTTTAATTAAAGCACCAGACATTTCATCTGTGTACTTAGTCATACTTGTTAAATCTAAAGCCATAACTTTCTATATTTTTATTTGTTTTTAAATTAATTAATCTACTAATTATTTTCTTTTAGTTCTAAAACTTCTAATAGACTCTAAAGGACTAATTACATTAGTTTTGTCACTAGTGTCAGTTTTAAATTCTTCTAGTTTAGGAATAGCTGGTAAATTATTATACAACTTATCCATTTGGCTAGAAAAAGTAGATACATTAGCTTCATAACTTTCTAGTTTATCACTTAGAGAAACCAATGTAGCTTCTAAGTTAGCTATTCTATCTTCTAATTCACTAATTTTACTCATAGTTTCCTCATCTTTAGGCATACTATCTTCTTCTTTTAATTCTACTTCTACTTCTACTTCAGGTTCTTCTTGAGTTACTTCAGTAATAATACCTTCACTAATTACAATAGTTACACCATCAATAAAGTGTGAACCATCTAAAGAAGTTCCTGCTGGAATAAAACCCTCTTCAGTTTTAATCATTACAGCTTGACCTACTTCAAACTCTTCACCTTCTACTTGAATAAGCATATCTCCTACTTGAACCTCTTTGAATTTCTCCAAAGTAGGATTGAGTATTAACTCTTTAATTTTCTGTAAAATAATCTTCTTGTTATCCATTATTTAACTTATTTAGTTATAAATATATATTAATTAATATTGTCGATTTTTGACAAAAAGTGTCCGAGAACCACTATCGTTATATATATATATAGCAATAGTGGTTTTAAGACAAAATTCGAGTGATTTGGGTTAAGGCATCATCTTCAGATAAATTATCATTTGATAAAATATCTTTAATTTTAGATAGTAATTGGCCTTCAGAAACTACTGCTATTTCTACTGAGAAACCTTTTACAGCACCTGTTTTAACAAAATGTTCCCAAACTTTATCATTAGTAACTTTCATAGATACTACCCAATCACCTTTCTGAATACTAGATAAACCTAAAGCCTTAGTTTTGTCTAAATTAGGGTCTTCAACTATCCAACTTTCAAATACAAATACACCATCTACTTCAAATTGGTGTTCTAAGTTAGTGTTATTAGTATTACTAGCTTTTTGAAAGAATATCTCAGCAGCTTTTACTACAGTTTCTTCACTAAAATAACCATAATATAACTCCCCTTTATCATCCCTTCTAGCTATCTTTATATTAGGTCTCATAGCTACCCCTGTAATTACTCTTTTTTCTTTGTCAGTAGTTTGGAATTTAGTTATTTGACTATTAAATAACATAAAATCCTCTTCTATTGCTGGTGTTGAAACTAGAGATATTCTTCTTAATTCTCCAGTAATATCATCTAAAGTCCATTCTATAATTTTGTCCATTTATTTAACTGTTTAATAATTAACCAATTTCACTTCTTCTTTTGTATCTACTTAAAGTATTTTGAGTAGTAGTAATGTCGCTTTCTACTACATAAGCTCTAAAAGTACCACCTTGTCTTGAACCTATACTTTGACTACTTAAAGTTGTTGTTGAACCTTCAAAAGCATTACCAAATAATGAAATACTAGGTGGTGTAGGTGCTGCACTAGGTGTTGAATTACTAGGTGCTGAAGCTGTAATACTTGCACCACTAGTTTGTGGTGTTTTTTGTAGTACTTGTTTAGCTTGAGCTGCTGCACCTAATACTGCTGCTATTTGACTAGCATAAAATATAGGAAAAGCAAAGGGTGCTGCTGGACCTGTAGCTGCTGCACCTTTTTGAGCTATATCTAAACCTCTAACAAAACCTGTAGCAACACCTATAGCTATATCAGCTAATGCTGCTGCTTTTGCTGCTGCTGTACCTTCTTCAAACAAAGCACCTAAAGCTGCTATACCACCTCTGGCTGTATCTAAGAAGCTTAATTGTGCTGCTTTCTTAGCTTCAGCTAATGCTATTTGAGCTTCACTTTCTCTTTTACTTATTTCAAGTAAATCTTTAGAGTTTTGTTCTTCAGCTTGTTTCTTTAATGATAGGTATTCATTCTCAGTAATTAACTTATTATCTAAAGCTACTTTTAAATCTTCTAATTCTTGAGCATATTTCTTATTAGCTATTTCTCTTTCATCAGTAAGTTCTATTTCTCTTTCTAATAAGAACTTTTCTCTATCAGCTATTCTCTTTTCTTCTTTAGCATTTTCTTCTTCAGCTTCTAAGTCAGCTCTTTGTTTAGCAAAACCTTGCCTAACTCTTTCTTTTTCTTCTTCAGTAGCTCTTAAAAGTTCTAACTCTCTAATAGCTGCTGCTTCATCTATTTTACTTTGTTCTAAAGCTGCATCTAATTTAGAAAGTGTAGTATCCTCATTAGTATCTAATATTATATCAGCAATAGCTTGTTTTCTTTCAGCTTCTTCTTGGTCTAATTCTACTAAAACTTTACCTAAATCTAATTGTACTTGAGCTAAAGAGTTTTCAGCATCAATTCTTTCAGCTATTTTTTCAGCTAATTGACCTTCTAATTCTCTTCTTTCTTCTACATTACTAGTCTTAGCTATATCAGTTCTAAGTAATTGCTCTTCTAGTGCAGCCTGTTTAGCTACATTTTGAGCTAACTTTAATTGAGCAGCTTCAGCTCTTTCTAATGCAGCTTTTCTTTCATCGTATCCTCTTGTAGTATCTTCACCTATCTTTTGTTGAATTTCTAACTCTTTTGTAAGATTAGCATTAGCTACTGTTAAGTTATTAATAGTTTTTCTTAGGTTTTCTTGGGCATCTACATACTTAGTAGCTTCAGCAACTGCTGATTTAGTTTCTTCAACTATACTATTAAAACCATCTACTGCTGCTTCACCTATATTAATTGCTTTTTCTGTAAAGTCTTCTACACCTAAAGTAACTTTAGCAATAGCATCAGCAGCAACTTGACTAGCTTCACCCCATTGACCTTTAAAAGTTAAAGCAATAGCTTCACCTAATTTAGGGAATAACTCTATTAAGCCTGTAATTCTATTAGTAATATTATCTACAATAGCATTCTTTAAATCTTCAATAGCTTGTTTAGGATTAGAAAAAGTATTTACTATCTTTTCACCTAAGTCAGTAGCAAAGTTTGTAAGTTTACCTATAATTATCCCTAAAGCTTCACTTGCAATAGCTAAAGTTCTAGCACCTTTTTCTGAGTTTTTAAAATAGGAAAATAAAGAGCCTAAAGCTACAACAAGTAAACCTATACCTGTTGCAGCAATAGCACCTTTTAAAGTTCGCATAGAATTTATAAACTTACCTACACCTTTAACAGCACCACTAACTTTACCTTTTAAATCATTAAATACACCTGTATCTACACCTACATCACCTAAGGCATCACTAGTTTCATCTATGGCACTATTTAAGTCTTCAACTGCTTCAGTTGCTTTCTTAATATCTGAACTATCTATTGGTAACTTAATTTTCTTATTAGCCATTTATATATTATTTATATCTACTATTCTATAATGAACTGTTACAACTATTTCTAAATCTCCACCTGTAACATTGACTGAGTTTTTAATAAATATACCTCCATCTAAAACTGTATGAGTATAAGGTGTTTTATCTGGATGCTTTTCTAGATGATAATCTAAATGATAAATACCATTAGGTGTACCATTGGCTAAAATATTTTCTATTTCATAATAAGTATGTTCAGCACCATCTACATAAACCTGTAAAATATGGTCTTCATCATATACAGTACCTGTACCTAAATAAACAGCAGCATCTTCTATAATAGGATATTTACCTGTACCTACTTCAGGAACTAATCTAATTGGGTTTGTAGCTAACTCTTCTAATTCAGCAACTGTAATTCTTCTACTAACTTTGTGTGCTACATCTATTTCAACACCATTTACATAATATTGACCTGTTAAAGTATTTACTCTAATAGAGTTGCCAAAATAGAGTGAATTACTTTCAGTCATTGTTTGACCTGTAACACCTAAAGCTGTAATATTTACACCTTCAACTGTATTATCAGAACTATTTATTAAGCTAACATCGTTTCTTAAAACATTGTTATTTTTACCTACAATAAAAGAATTATCACTATTTGTTAAGTTTTGAGTACCAAAAGTAAATTGTCTATTCTTTGTGACTACCTTATATTCTCTACCATCAGTATCAATTAACAATTCCTCATACTCACCTACTAATTGATTATTTAATCCTATATCAAACTTACCATTTTTAACTGCTTGAACTTCACTTGTTATTGGTGCTTCACTTGGTCTTTTAACTATTGGTGTATTAGGCTTTACAAAACAAGTATTTGTACTAGCATCCCAATTACCTCCTAACTCAGTACAACAAGTTTGAGTAATTAAAGCACCACTTACAGATTGATAAAAAGCATAAAGAACACCATTAGCTGTTTGTTGTTTTACATATAAATCATTAGGGCAACTATTTGTATTTATTATTAAACTATCATAAGTAACATCTGAGTATTCACCTAAATCTTTAACCTTTAAAAGTTCCACTTTAGTAGGTGCATTATTCATAGGGTTGTAATCGGATACTTTATTGATATAGTAATAACTATCTTTTACCCAAACTTTATAAGACAAAGTATTTTTAATCTTAGCTATATCATTTTCAGTAAGATAAAAATAAGCTGTAAGTAATTTACCTTCATTCATTTGGTTTAAATAACCTTGCCAGTAAGTAGTATATTGGGTGTTATTAGTAGGTGCAAGTAATTCATTATAAAAGTAAAACTTACAAGTGCCAAAATTCAAATCCAAAGATGGTGTAATAGGGTCATCAAAATGTCCAGCGTAAGGATATGTAGAATAAGACTTACCTTTAAACTCAAAAGAACCATTATTTAACATTGGTTTTAAACCACCATAATAAAGAACTCTTTGCCTACCAGTTGGCCTTACAGCACTAATAGCTGGTACAAAAGCACCAAAGCCAGTAGTAATAATAGGTGTAGGTGAGAAAGGTGTTATTATTTCAGTCATACCAGTATTTGCATTTGGTACAGCTACTTCAATTTCACCATAAATATCATTTGTAGCATCTATATAACTTTGATTAAAAACATCACTTTCATTGGCTGCTGTATAGCTAAATAGAATAGTATTATTTTGTAACTCTTGAATAAACTCTATAACATCCTCTTGACTATAATCTTTTTTATCTGTCCAGTTTAAAACTTCAGTGTTGTTTTCAAAGTAGTCTTTGTAAGTGTCAAATAATAGAATATTAGGGTTGTTAGGGTCTGGTGTTATTACTAAGTTATACCTCTTTATTAAATCAGTTATTAAATCCTTTTGTTTTATATGGTCAAAGTATCTTCTTAAATTAACAGTTGCACCTACAAATAAATTCTTAATTACAGTCTCTATTTTAGTAAGTGGTTTAAAAGATATATTTATTTGTATAGGTTCTTCAACACCACCTACTACTGCCTCTCTATATGGGTCACCTTTTGTATAAATACCTTTGACTACTACAAATACCTTATCATTAGCTTCTACATCAATTATACCTGTACGATATAATACACTATTATTTATTCTAAAATCTGTTTGACCTGCAAATAGAGTAGTAGGTGGTTGAATATTAGCTACTGTATAAGTATGTACACTTGTTATTGTACCATTAGGTTTTTCTACAAAAGTTTCAAAAACTAAATCAAAAGTGTATCTATCTACACCTAAAGTTGTAGTCTGTGTAACAAAGGTACTTGCTCTTAAATCAAACTTTGCAGCTACAGAAAGTTGAAAACTAATATCAAATTGTGATACTATTTCTAAATCATTTATACTGTATTGGTTAGAATTATCTTGAATAATATCAGTACAAGGCAACCTTACCAAAGGTACATTAAGATTAAATTGTGAACCTTGCTGTATAGTATTACATTCACCTACATTTGTAAAGATAGTAACAGTAGGTGTTTCTACTTCAACTCTTCTTTCTTCAATATCTTCTTCAGACAATACTTCACCTTCAACACCTGTAAAAGGTATAATTTCATTTTGAAATTGAGCATTATCTTTAAAGCTACCTTCCCAACCAAAACCAGCCTCAGTTAATACAGCATCTAAAGCAGCCTTATAGAATACAGACGGAAAGAAATTAGTATATTCATATTTATAAATGTTTGAGGGTGCATATAGATTAGCTAAAGCAGACAAACTATTGTTTGAAGTAGGGTCATCATTATAAAGCAAAGGATATACAAAACCTTCTTGATAAGTATTTGACCAACTACCAACTATTGTATCTTCATCAAAAATGTGGTTGTATTTGTCAAGTTCAAAGCATTCAGCTAAAGTCTTTTCACCTATCTTTTCTAACAAGTCCACTGTTTGTGAAAATATAGTCAAGTTATAATACATCTTATTTCCTTGACTATCTACGTTATTAAGTTTATCTACACTATTCAATACCATAAAGCCTTGCATAACTAATTGAGTATTGACTAATACCTTTGCTGCAATCTTTACATTAGGGTTAAATAGAGTGTATGTACTATTAATATCAAACAAGCCACCTAAGACAATATTATTATTTTTAGTAGCAGGTATAGTAATTGTTTTTGAATAGCTGCTATTTCTTTTAGTAATATCTCTAATATCATTAAAAGAATAATTGTAACTCATATCAAAATCACCTACATCTAATCTATACTGAGTAGGTGAGCCAATAAATATATCTATCTTATTCATATTTTGCTGTTATTTTTTTGTCCGAAAACCACTAAGTCTATATATATATATAATGATAGTGGTTTGGGGACAGTTTTTTATCCTAATTGCTGTTTATTTTTATTAGCTAATTCAAAAGTAATTGTGTAGTTAATTATTAAGTCATTTATTACCTGTTTTCTTTCTACACTTGAGTTAGTAATATTTATAGCTAATACAGTACCATCTTCTTTAAACCAAAATACCTCAGGGCTTTCAAATAAAGTCATTAAGAAATTACTTTGTTCTTGTGATACCCAATTAGAATTTACAGTAAAGGTTTCTAAGACCTCAGTACCCAATACAGTTGTACCTCTATCATAAGTGTTATATTTCCAATTATTAATAGCTGGTGCATACTTACCATAATCTTTTTGGTAGGTAGTTCTTTCTATTGACTTATTGTGTCTATTTACTAATTCAAAATGAAAAGGAATAAAGCTGCCTAATTTATCCATAAATACTAACTGTATATCTTCATATCTAGTGCAAGTGTCATTAATACAGAAAGTGTGTGTTTTAATTAGTACATCATTTCTATCTGCTGCTGTTACACTAACATCAAAACAAAGACCACTTATTAAGTTGAAAGGTACTATTGGTTCAGCACCGTTTATATCTTCCCAATTTAAACCATTCAAAACTTCTGGTGAAAGTGGTACTTGAATAAGACTATTAGTTCCTTGTGTAATAGGGTAGTAATAATCTTGTAAATTAACAGTCACTTTTAAAGCTCTAATTAAATCATCTACATTAGAATAGACATTAAACCATATATAAGAAGTAGTTTTTATAGTGTATGAATTTGGTGCATTTGTAAGCCACTTACCAGTATTTGATATTGTATTAGAATTATAGTCATTAAAGTTCCAATTAATAAAGTCTAAATAACTTACCACACCATTAAAGGCTTCTTTGTCAGTAACTGAAGCAGGTGGAATTACAGTTGTACTTTCTTGATTAGGTAAAGTTATTACACCTGTATTTGCAAAAGTAGTAGGTGAAGTAAAGGGTTTGCTTGTTTCTATTACATAAGCATTTTGGTTATTATTAAAGAATATATCAGTAATAACTGCTAAACCACTGTTTGCACCTACTTCAAAAGGTGGTGTTTGAACTACTAAGATAGTATCACCTGTATTAAAATAATCATTAGGGTCTATTGTACCATAAGAAAAGAACTCTAAAGTTTGACCACCTGTTGGTGTTGGTATATTATAGATACCGTCATAATCCCAAATTGGCTTAAACTTTTCATAGAAGTTTACTGAGTATTCTACTATACTATTATTAGCAAACTTTGCTACATTACTTGTAGGGTCAAAGTCATTTGTTATATAGTTTTCTAAGTGTTTATGTATATCAATAACACCATATCCTTCAGGGTTTACAGGTGTTTCAAGTGTAGCTATTACAGTACCATCTATTAGTATCTCAGTAAGAAACCTAAAGTTAGGTTCAGTAGAAAGAGTACTTGCTAAGACAAATACCATTTCATTATATACTGGCTGTAATTGTTGTGGCTGCTTTATAATTGTTATTGCCATATCTCTTCTATTTCTTCTTTGTAATATTTATAAAAAAAATCATTAAGTAATTCATAAAACTCTTTGCTATCTATTAACTCTTTAGTATAGAAAAAAGGTTTAGTTATTTTTCTAGTACCTTCATCTAAGTATTGATAATATTCTACTGCATCTAAATCTATACTAATTTCTTTACCATCAAACTTAATAATAGGTTTAGTTTTTAATAGCTTACCTGTTATCTTTCTAGCTGGTCTATTTTTATTACCACCTCTTTTAGTTTTAATAATATTAAATATAAGTTTCTCTACATCTTTATTGAGTTTATCTAAAAGTTTCATACTAATCATTTAAAGGTGTAAGACAAATCTTATCATTCTTAATTTTTAATATAATAGTAGCTTGGTTACCTGTTACATTACCTGTGTCTTCATTATAAAAGGGTTCTACTACTACATTATCTATTAAAATAACTTCCTGAAATAATCCTAAACTATCTTCTGAAATAGTATTGACAATATCTAGTATAATACTAAATGTATCAGAAATAATATCTATCTCATTAGTAGTACCTAAACCTCTTATATCTCCTACTAGTTGGTTATCATTAACCTTATCTCCTACTCTTAATATAAACTCTAATTCTATACTTTTATACCCATTATCTTCTACATAATTAATAGTATGGCTAGGTGTTGTATCTAACCATAAATAAGGGTAGTATAAAATATCATCAGTTAAGTCTGAAATACTACCTACACCAAAATAATTGATATTAGGGTGTGTATTAGCTATAGTTTTAAACTTATTTATTATATCTTTTATCTTTAACATATCACTTCCTATTTTCAGCTTCTATTTGTGCTTCAATATGGAATAAACTTAACCAATTTAAAGCATTTATATAATTCATTTTATAAACCTCAGTAGGCTTCATATTTAATTCTTTACATAATTTCCTAACCATCAATAACCATTGCCACTTACTATCTAATTTAGTTTTTGTATCAGGTGCAAAAGTCTTTTCTTCTACTTTAGATTGTGGCTTACCAAAGAAATCTGAGAAGTTGTAAAATATACTACTTCTCCAATTTAAAAAAAATCCTTTAAGTGTATTACATCTGTTATACTTAAATTATCCTGTAACAACTCTACATTACTATTATAATTCTTACCATCAAATTCATCAGGTACTACTTTTCTACCTTGACTAACTACTCTTCTAATTAAAAGTGGTAATAAATTAGATAGTAATTTATGATTTGGTGAGTCTTTAATTATAAGTTCAGCATCAATAGCTTCACCTACAGTTAAACTGTTATAATTTGATATTGCTAAATACTTTACACCTTTTATAATATATTCTTTTTTACCATTGTAATTAACATCAATATTACTCCAGCTTAACATATCCTGTAGTTCCTTGAATTTACCATTACTTAATTTTAGTAAATCTTCATAGGGTATATTTGTTAAAACACTAGTAACTCTAATGCCATATTCTAACTTAGTTTGGTAAGCATCTTCATTAAGAGCTAATTCTAATACACTTTCAAAAGTTCTTACACTAACTTCTTCCCAGCTAGTTGGCACTAAATATTCTTTACCTTTTACTTCAATTTTATTTTTCATTTTCTACAGTATTTATATTTTTAATATACAACATTTTTAATCTACTCACTAAAATTGTAAAACTACTTCTACAACTAAGACAAAACACTACATCTTTGTCAATATATTTTCTATATAGGCTTAACATCTCAGCTTTTTCTTTGTTATTAGCTGAACCTAATTTTAACAATTCTCCTAACCTTTGAAAATCATCTTTACTCATACTTTAAAAGTTTAAAATGTTCACTACCTACAAAAGCAATAATAATAGAAGTTAAACCTGCTATTAATAAGTCACCACTTAATATTAAAGAAGTCCAAAAAGCAAAGCATTTATTACAGCTAAGTAAATAGCTAACTAAATACATACCTAACTTACCCCAATAATTGATTATTTTCTCACTACTTGTAAGCAATAATTCACCTATAAATTCACCTAAGGATTTTAAAGCATAAGCTACTACAATAGTTTTTAATAATAATAGTATCATAATTCCATATTTATTTTATCAAAATGTTCTCTAATTTTCTCTAGAGTTTTCTTTACACTTTTAGCTATTGTACTATGGTCTATAGTTAATCTACTTTGACCTTTAATACTTTGTATAGCTAATTTCTTTTCAATCTTTCTACTACTAGATATACTTTTAGTACATTCTGTATCTCTCTTAATTCCTGTCCACCTATCATATTCTCCTTGTTTAAAGTATATCTTAAATAGCTCTCTATCAGTGTAAGATAACTCATCTAATACTTTATTGACTTCTTTTAAAACTAAGTCTTCAAGATATAAGTCATCTTCTAAACCATTATCTTCAATCATATCATCTTCAATACTACTGTAATTACTTTTAGCTCTATAAGTCTTATGAAAAGGGCTAGTAGAACTGTTATATTGCTTCTTCAGTATATTAATACATAAAAACAACAAATAACCTTCTTCTTTAGCAGCCAATAATTTCTCATAAGGCATAGAACATAAAATGTAAAATAACTCACTTTTTAAATCCTCTTTTAAAGGGTCATTTTTAGTAATATTTACTATTGCTTTATTTAACTTTTCAGACTTGTATAAATCTGTAATTATTTCATCTCTTTTTGTCATAGTCTAAACGGTGTTGCTACTGCTGGTTTCTTAGAGAAATTATCCATAATAAAATATCTAAAGGCATCAGCAATATGATTATTTTTATCTTCAGGTATATTAACCTGTTTTCCTTGTTTCTTTAACCAGCTATAATTCTCTAATTCACTTATTAGATTTTTAGAGTTAGCTTCAATTAATAATTCAAATTCTTGTACTAAAGATATACCATAAGTAACACTATCTCTACCTTTAGTAACTCCATAGGCTTTTATACCATATCTTTTTAATTCAGCTATTGATTTAGGTTCACTGCTATCACAAACTACTTTAAAATTGTTACCCCAACCTCTATAACTAGCTTCTTGTTTTATTACCTTAGCTATATCACTATTTAAAAGACCTGTTCTATATAATATTTCTTCTATTATTAGCTTACCATTAAACTTATAAATAGCTGCTATAGCTGTAGGGTCATTAGTAAAGCCAAAATCTAAGCCTAAACCTAAGAATTGAGCTTCTTTAGGAACTTTATCTATAACAGACCAGTTATTATAAACAACTCCTTCTAAACTACCTAGTTCACCTTTTACATAAACATTTACCCAATTTCTCCAGTAATCACTATTATTAGCTTTCTTTATAGCTTTCTCTAATTCTTCTACAATACTTTCAGGTAAACCTTCATTATCTTTATAATTTAGCTTTATAAAATCAGCATCATCTTGACCTACTAATTCATTATGTACCCAAAACTTTCTAACAGGGTTGTAATCTAAGTATATTTCTTTGTTAGTTCTTATTGCTAATTGAGTATAACTTTCAAACTTTACATTATTACATTCATTAAGGTATAAAATATCCCTTCTAGCACCTCTTAATTTACTATCATCATCAGCACCAAAAAACTCCACATAACTACCACTAGCAAATCTATAAATACTTTCTGACTTATTCCAGTGACTATCAAAGTATCTATTTGTCATTTTAAGTATCTTAATAAAATCTCTCATAGCTCCCCTCTTTAGGTGTGGCATATTTTCAGAAACTATACTTACACTTAGGTTAGAAGTTTTAGCACACTTATCTATAAGAATAGCCAGGATAGCAATAGTCTTTCCAGCACTAGAACCACCCTGTATTATTTTTATTCTATTTTTTAGCTTTCTTATCTTCTTTATTGATGTAGTGTATTTAAACATCTTCTTCTTCTTTAAATAAAGGTTGTTCACCTTTTATAGTAACTTCCTTTTTATCTACATATAATTGATTAATTTTATTTATCTCTTTTTGAATATCTAAAGATAGTTTTATATCACCTCTTTTAATAGTTTCTTGTCTCAAGTTTTCTAAGAATAACATACTATCTGTAAAAGCATCTCCAACCATCTCATTAAAAACATCACCTAACTTTTTATTCATTTCCTTAACTATATTATAGGCTTGTCTTTCACCTACAGGATAGTTTTCCATTGTATATTTAACTAAACTAGACCTAGAATAACTTTGTTTTATTTTTAACTCAGCTAATTCACTAAGTAGTTTTTCTTTATCCATTTTTATTATTGATAATTCGCTCATATATTTTCTTCTTTATTTAAAATAGATTTAACTATTTCTTCTTTATTAAATATATATTTGTATTTTCTGTGAGCTTTATTAGTAGGTAAATAATAACAACTTTTCAACTCAGTATTTGACACTTTTGCTGTATATCTATTAGCTGAAACAGTGCTTTCTTTTAATCCATTAATAGCTCTATCTAAGTCCCAAATATATGTCCCCTTTGGTGTAAAGTTTAAGTATAATAGAACTACTTTTTTACCTGTATCTTTATTTATCTTTTTTCTAGCTGCTAAAAGTCCTTTTAATTTTTTAGCTTCTAATAAGTAATCAGGATAAGTAGCATACCTTACTTTCATTTCTATTAAGAATATTTTATCTTTAGTCACTATATAAGCATCAAAGGGTGCATATCTGCTAGAGAATTTTAAATTAGTAGTAGGTAACATTTGTAATAGAGCTTCTTTGCAAAGTTCCTCCATTTGATCAAATCTGTCTAAATCATAAAACTTTTTCATCTGTTTCTTTTTTTATTATTAGTTTTGTTTTACAAATATACAAATAAAACACCATATAAACCAATATTGTTACCTACTCTACTAATTTAGTACTATAGACAAAAATTAAAAATCATAAATATTTTTACAGTCATTAGCAAATAACCATAAATTATTTTCAGTGTAATACCATAAGCCATATTTATTTTCTTTCTTATATATCACAATATAAACTTTACCTGTTGGTATATGCTTCACTTTCTTTGGTGTTGCTTTCTTTTTCATAGTTGTATTATCTTAATTCTATTTTATTTTTTGTAAATAGGTTGAACAAGCCTGTTTTCTCTTTAACAATTCTATACTCTTTAGTTGTAAAAGCTGGTACATTGTAAAAAGAGTTATGTTTTTCTCCACAAACAGGACACTTTTCAGGTACTATAACCTCAGAAACTGTTTTATAAAAGTGGTCACAATTAGGGCAAAATAAACCTTTTAACCACTCTTCTTTTTGATTATTTTTTAAGTCTTTCATATTATTAACATTAACATTATTGAAAAATATTGAATTTTATACAGGTTTTATTAAATTATTTCTAAAAATATTGTCATTTATTATCAAATCATTAAATAGTAACTCTAACTCAGTATTAGTTGGTATTATTTTATAACCATCTTCAGTAAGTTGTACTATTTCTCTTTTATAAGGTGTAACTCCAGTAGCTTCTTCTAATATAAAAGAGTAGATTAGCATTTGTAGTGTATATTGGTTTAGTTTATTATCTTTAAAGTCACTAAAAACACCTAACATTTTACCATAGCTTTTATACAAGTCCTTAGTAGTCTTATAATCTCTCATAATTATTCCTTCACTATCTCTAGTAATTAAATCTACAGTTCCAGCTAATCCACCAAAGTAAGTTTTTAACTCTTTTTCTACTACTTCTTCTTTGTTGAATATTACATCATAATAAAAGTTATATACAGCCCACTCTAAAAGTGAATTAGGTGTATCTAAATTAGGTATTGATTCAGCATACCAATGAACTAAAGTACCTTTAGCAGCAGCAGCTTCAGCATTTAATCTCCAATAAGTTTCTAGATATTCAGGTGATACATAGTTACCTTTTTTAATCTTAGATGAACTTACCATTTTAGCTATAAAAGGTGCATTAAAAGGTTTAACATATCTTTTCAAAAAAGTAGTTACACTAATTAACTCTTTTTCACCTACTCTATAGGTGTGAGTTTTTTCTTCAAATATTAGGTCATTAAAAAAATCATTAAAGTTATACATATTTTATGTTTTTATTGAGTACCTACCTATTACAGTAGGTACTCTTGTTTTTGATGTTATTATCTTATGAATTTAGTAGTCTGTCTTAAAGGAAAATTAGAGTAAACATAAGTAGTACAATCTTCTCTTAAAGTTCTATTTCTACCAATAGCTTGAATTAAATCACTTTCTATAAGGCTTAATTGTATCATTCTTAACTTCTCATTATCATAACACATAAACTTAAATCTAAAGCCATTATATTCTATCATTTGATAAGTCATTGTTAAATCCTTAGGTTTTACAGCTATTCCTAAAGCTTTAGCATACAAAGAATAAACTATATTAGAAAGGTGTGGTGTACCTACAACTGCTATATCTTGACCTTTTAAATAGTCATAACCTGCACAGTTACCAAAGTGCATATCTTCTACTGGGTTTTTAAATCTATCTTTATGCTGCATAAAAGTGATAGTAGGTAAATCTCCAATTTCTTTAGCTAATTCACTTATTCTTCTACCTTGTTGTCTTACACTAGCTCTTGAATAACTATATCTAGTATTTTGAATAACTTGGCCAACTTGCTCTACATCTAATAAATCTACTACTGTTAAATCATCTTTAAAAAGCTCTCTATAAATATGTTCACTAGCTGTTGCACTAAGAATAATTATCTTTTTATCTTCAGGTAAATCTCTTTTTTCTATAAAGTGAATTAAGTTAGCATCAGCACCATCTTTAACTATGAAATCAGAGTTTAAAAAATCCATAATATTAATCTCAATACCTGAAGCAATAACTTGGCTACATAATTTATCTACATCACTAGTAAATAAAGGTGTAGGTATTAATACATTTGAACCTAAGTTATCTCTAAGAAAGTCTGTTATCTTTCTAATCTCTAAGTTATCTATTGTACTACCTTCTAAACTAAGTAAATCACCTAATTTCATAGTATTTAAAGATAATATTGATTGGATAGGGTCTTC